CATAGTCATCATAACCTGCAACCATCTGTCCACCTACTGTGAACCCTTGGCCTTGCGCGGTTACTCCCACGAAAGTGCCTGTCGCCCCCGAGAGGGTGATCTGTCCTGACACCACTGCATGAGTGGCCTTGTCCCCGCGAGCGCCGGTAAGAAGTTCTACGTTCTCTTTGAGCGCGTTGAGGACGAGGCCGGCGGCACCGCCGGCTCCTGTTGGTATCGTTGGTACGGAAGTGAACCTAGCCATTAGACCTCCTTCAACCCGGTGGGGGTTTCAGCCACATGGATCGACCGGATGCGGATGTCACCTTCGACGCCTACTTCAAAGGTGTCAGACTTGTACCCCGCCGGCAAACGGAAGACTTTGCTGTCAGTGATGGGCACCGTCGCCAGTAGTTCTTTATCAACCCACAGTTTGAAATTGATAGGCGATGCGGCGTTCCACGACAGGGTTGTCGTTGGCAATCCTGAAGGTACAGTCCCAGTGCTGTTAGTCACAGTAAAACCTGTGGGGATTGCATACGACAGAGAAGAAGGGTTGAAATCAACCCCGACAGTAAATGCGCCTATTGCGTTATTAAGATTATTTACCCCTGCATACACGTATAATTCGTTGTTGGGAGTAAACTCCCACACGTGCCCGGTTCCTGCTTCTGGGTCGCCGCTCCAGATACCCTTAGACCCTACCCACAATTTACCGGCGTCGAAGTCAATAGCGACCATAATCTTTTCCCCGGCGTTATAGATTTTCGTAACCGCAGGGTCTATGGTCGACGTTGACGTAGTGTAGAGGCCGCTTCCGGGATTAAATTTTTGACCGACACTTGAGATTGGTGCTGGAGTTGGCGCACCGCTTGCCGGGGTAAGCCCCACAAAATTAAAAGCACAGAACTCTACTTCCTTGAATTGCGGGAGAGCCGGCCCACCACCAGTCGTACCCGCTGGCTGGTAGTTAAGGTCCATACCCCCTTCCCCAAAAGTTAAGAAGCATTCCGCTTGCGGGTCAGTTATAAGATTACCCCCTGCGTACCCATTAGCCTCAAAATAAATCTTACCGGAAGTGGTAGAAAATTCAGAAACGCCAAAGTCGTAATTAGGCGGGCCTATAAGAGTGCTAGATATAGAGTTTGATGAGACATTGAGGCCGTTAAAACCTATGGCGTACAAATCTTGGTTAAAACTGTTGTATTGACTAGGGTTGTTTTGGTTCCAAGGTTTGTATCCGGTTGGTGGTGTATACGCAAAAGCACTGTCACCAAAGTTTGCGGTAACTTTTTGCGTAGTTGACGTCCCATCAAGCGTAACGTATGGAGCAAGAAACGCAGAATAGGGAGTAAGCGGTTGGCTATTCAAAACAAAAATACTTGCCCCACCAGAGAGGGTTGCCGGGTTACCGTTAAACCAAACACCATTTCGCCCAAACCATACCTTGCCCCCCATCAAGTTTCCGGGTACCCAACCGTTGTTGTCCCCACATCTTACAGCGACCATTAAGACATCGCCCTGTTGGGCGTCTCCAAAAGCGGACAGGTCATCCTGTGTGATAGAAATATTGGTTACTTCGTTAAGGGTTACTCCTGCGCCGTCTGCAATATATCCAGAACCGCAGGCACTGGCGTTAAATCCGATCTTTGTATTCTGATCATACAGAGCTTCCCCAACCCCAATAGACAGAACACACGCCGGGTCTTTGACAGTGTATGTCAGTTCGAAATAATAAAACCCTGTAGCCCACGTCTTAACCGCTCTGGCATTAAGGAATGCCGATACAGACGTACCATCATGTTGAATGGCATGTCCGTTATCAGTGATCGACACTCCGGAAGCGCTGTGTCCTTGGCTCCATAAGGCGTTATACGTCAGAGTTGTAGACGCAGAGGGAGGGATCGGCACTGGTGAGGCGTACCAATAATCCGTAACGTCCTCCCAGTCCACGGCTAGGTCACCGGCTCCTGTGTAGTCAGCGACAACGCGGGCCGCGCCCAAGTTGATAGGCTCCTTAGTGATGAACACCTTAGACTTCCAATCCATCGAAGCGGCTGGTTGTGTCAGGTCATTCCACTGGGAGATATTGAATACGCCGGGATTGCTCCCTTCTGTCGGGCCAGCGAGGAAAAGCTGGTCGGCAACAGGGTCGTACCATGTAGCCTCTATGTCCACAAGGCTGTCAGTCAGCGTGACAAATGTAGGTGGGTTAGCCCCGTAGTCAAATGCAAAGCCGCCGGTCGAGTGCGTCGCAATATACGTCTCTTCGGATACCCCGCCGACTATCGTGGACGGCACAAGTTCTGCGGCCCACGTCTCAGAGTTGAACGCATACTTGGTAATGATGTTTGGCGAAGACCCCGGACTCAGGGCTACCAGACCGTCGTTGGAGGCATAGATGATACCGCCTGTGATCGTGGCTACGCTCCGCTTGGACACACATGGGAACAGTGCGTCGATCTTGGATGGCGTCATATTCGCCGGATCGTTACCTGTGATCAGGTAGGGGTACCCATTGGTCAGCGCGATGAGGGTGCCATTAGACTGCACAAGCGCAACGACCTTATGCTCCAGCTTGATGACGTACTTAGCCGGCCATGCGGAAGGCATACCGACGCGACTGAAGTAAACCTCATGCTCTACGAATCCGGCGAGGATGTCGTTCTGGGCCTCCGTAATGCCGCTGAGGTTTTCAGGCGGTGGGTCGTTGTCTTCGGAATCCAGAATAGTGAACAGTTCTTTGGAGTCGAAGTCGTCTATGAAATCGTACGCCCCGTCTTCCGCGTAGTAGCGCGGAGCGTCAGTAATAGGATTCTGCGAAACGTCGTAGTACAAGGTCGCCGCGAAGAATACCCCGGTAGCGGTAACTGCGAAGTCACTGCCCGTGTTGGCGAACGTAAAATTATAAGGATCAACCACCTCGGTAACGACGCCTTCGCCGTTGATACCGGCGGCAGTACCCGTAGCACCAAGGATTTGGAACCGATCACCTACCCCCAGTTTGTGCGGGACTAGGAATCCGACAGAGGCGACGTTGCTGGTACGAGAGGCGACAAACAATCCAGTTGGGTACCACAGAGTAACCAGTTTGTAGTACTGCGTACCGGACAACGCCGGTAGAGTACGGTAGATATTTACTGCCCGGACGCGGTAGAAGTCAGAGGGAAGATGTGCGTTGGCCCCGTAAACAAACGCATTCGCCCAAGGTATACCATCACCTGTGTCAGCAGTCCCTACGCCACGGGCAGGTAGCGTTACCGGGTCACCATCGTAAGTGTATATCTCTTCAGACGGCTCAGACGGGATAGACTCTTCGTCCCACTGGGACAGCCAAGTATAGACGTACGTCCGCGCTTGCTTAGTGCCGCCGCGAGAGATAGTACCTGTGTCGTCGATATTACGTGTCTCAGGATACGCAAATCCCGGACGGTAGTAAGTGAATGTGTAATCGTCAACGACCTGAACTTCTACATTCGGCGCGTTGAAGCTACTGAAATCCAGTCGTACAACCCCAGTCATGGGGTCAGTGGTATTTGGTATGTTAATCTGGAATGAGTTAGCGTCAACGACTGACGAAACAGAGTAGATACCGCTCTGTGCGTTACCTGTAGTGAAAGTCAGTTGTATCTGCTGGTTCAACGTAAGCTGATGCGACGGCAGGGTGACAAGCAGTGTAGTGTTATTGACTTTACTGTAGGTACCCGTGATGTACTTCATGTTGGCTATCGTCACCAACAGCCCCGAAGTAAGTTTGTGCGCTATCGGAAATTCCCTGACTCCCGTCGTACCGCCGGAAGTATTGAATATCTCCCACACCTTTGCCGTTATACGTTTCGCGCCTATGTCGGCACCGTTCGATATCCACTGAATTGTGTATTTGTATTCGGTACTACCAAGGGGCAGATTAACCGTAGTACGCACATAACCAATAATTTGTGCGCCGGTGACGGCGGTATTGAAGTTACTGTCGGATGCGTCCGTTAGCCGGATGTAGTCTCCAGCGGCAAACTTCTCAAACAATGACCGCCCCGGAGTACTGTCTTTAAGTGCTGTAACGTAGGTAAGAGTCACTACGTTACTTGAGCGGGAAATACGGAGCGTGGCAGACCGCTGTTCAGGAATAATCCCGTAACTTATAGTATTCCCTGAACTACCCGTAGTCGAGTTAAACACTGAAAGTGTACCCGACGTGGACAACGACGTGGCCGCAGTATAGGTAAATGTGTTGGTGGTAACGGAACTTACAGCATAAAGTCCGTCTACCGCTGTACCAGACAGTATGTCCACCGCGATAACATCATTCGCATTAAATCCGTGGTTGGCGTAGCTGACCGTAACAGTAGTACCTGCCTGCGTATAAGTGGGCACCACGCTAGGTGCATCAGTCGTGGCGTACCCCACGCACTTGATGGTCACAATCCCGCTGTTGTCACGGGAGAATTTGAACGTGCGCTCCGATGACCCCCCGATATTAACGAACGGATTGACTGTAGTAAGAAGTTTGTCCCCGTCCTCGGGTATCGGCATACCGAGCTTGAGGTACTGCGGATCGCCCCACTTACTGGTGAGGGCGCTGTACCAACCGTTGATATACCACGACGCCTTCTCACTGTTGGTTGGGTCGTTCGCCAACGCGAACACCCACCACAACTCCATGATGGCATAGCTGGACTGGCGCGGCTCACCGTCGCCGGTGTAGTAGAACCGCCGTTCGCTACGGTACCCGTTGACCGCAGGGACGAACACAAGGTCGGAGTTACCGCTCTCTACCACATCCACGTCGGCTTCAAAGACGAGCCACTTGATCTCGTTATTGTACCCACGAACAGGTCGGAAGTATTGGATGTTGTTGGTGGCGTACTGCCCCGTGACTACCTTGGGTGTGGGGTAGGGGATCAAGTCTCCGGAATAGAGCTTGGTATTCTCAGCCACCTGCGCCGATGTCATCTCTGGCAACAGTTCAGGGGATACCTTGGGCTGAATCCCAAGAAACTTTAGAAGCTTGATCCCGGCCATCGTAGTACCTCTATGTGGTCAACCCTTGGAGGTAGACCGTCTTGCCATCTTTACGGGTTGCCGTCAGCACTTGCTTGCGTAGGTCTTGAGCGTCGTAGGACACATGGACCCACCCGCTGTCGGGGATACCCGGAGTATAGAACTCCAGAATGACTTGTGTGAACGGGAGGTTGTCCCAAATGTACCGAGCCAGCGTGGGGTTGGAGATACCGGGAATCTCTATATCAGCCGCACACCCTGTCATGTGGTCAGAGGTCTTGGCCCCGCCTATGGCGCGGTTCAGTTCTGCCGAGCGGTACCCGCTGGAGACGATGATCGGACGCCCGTAGTGATCTCGCACAGGCTGTAGGATATTCCCCACAAGAAGTTTAAGGTTGGCAATGACAACCTGCGAGGGGGTGTTGTCGATCCCCAAGCGCTCAGCCTGTTGGCTCTTGGTCAACTCCGCAAGGGAGAAGTTCTTACTCAGTTGCATCTTTTTTGTCCGGGGTGACGATGCCTACGCCACCGGCAAGGGCAAGCCCCACGGTGATGATCGCCTCGCCCATAGCCGGAGCAATGGGTACACCGACAGCGGTCAACAGGAGGATAACCCCACGCCACGTTGAGGGTTCTTTCAGCCGAGCCTTGATGTACTTCTTGGTATTAGGACTCATTTCAGCAACTCCTTCAGGGATACGTTACCGATAATCAGGGCAGTGACCACCGCCCCAACCATCCAGAAGACCTTATGGACTACGCTCTTACCGACCGATGCATACACCTCCGTGGTCATTTTTGCTACGGCCAACTCAGCGGCTCTTTGAGCGATATGCTCTATTTGCTCGTCGGTTAGGGCAGGCGCACGGCGGCGCTCTACTCCGGTGTATGCTTCTTCGTCCATGTCACTACGCCTTCTTGCCTTTCATAAGGCACTTGCCAGCGGCCTTGCACTTGGCTGGTGTAGGACATCCGGGGCAGGGCTTGAAGACCATACCGCCTTTCTTGTACGCCGGCATTTTGGATTTACCTGAAGCAGGTTTCTTGTTCATCATGGTGGTTCCCCTTAGTGTCTGTCTTCGTCTTCGCGGCCAAGGCGAACGACAACGGAGCTACCCGCGCCAAGTTCGCCACTCTTGATCCCAATACGGTAGTACATCAACTCCGGGTCGAAACCGTAGTCTTCCGTAGCCCCTGTAAAGGTGTCAACGTCATACCACGTCGCACCGTTGTCGATGTTCCGCTGGACGGTGATCGTCGTCCCGGTATTGATGGTGCCACTGATGCTCAGGTTGAAGTACCCCTCCAACCGCGCTGAAGCAGTGAAGGTGTCGTCAGTGGTGATGGTGTCGCTGATTAGAGTTGCCATGGATTACTCCTGCGGAGGCTGAACCTGCGGTTGGGCTTGGGTCTTGATCTTCTCAACCAAGGGGAACACGGCCTTGTAAGGCAGTTCACCAAGGGCTTGAAGGAGGAAGTTTACTTCTTCAACAGTAAGATCCAGCTTGATCACGCAGAGGCTCCTTGCGCCCATGGCAGAGCAGGGCTAACGATGGGTGGGTTGATTTGGTTGTCGATTTGGGCCTGAACAGCCGCCTCGGTAGCATCCTTGTCCACACCGTTTGCCCAACACCAGCCCAATACCTGATCCAAAGTCAGGTCTTCATAGGGGGTGAAGTCGCCTTCCGGTGCAGGGAAGGAACAGGTGGCGTACACGGAACCAGTGTAGTTCTCATCTACGCCAGTGCAACGCCAGTGAGCGGTTACCACCACATCGGAGTATTCACCCTCAGACGGTTTGCAGTTCAATTGGGAGATTTCCCAAGTCATTACGGTTGCCATGTCATATGCTCCTGTTGATTATGGGCCAGCGTCACGCCACTGACCGCCTGAGTAAAAGTAAAGTTTGTTGTTGGTGGTATCGACCACGATTGGGGCAGTACCGGTTTGCGTGGTTGGCGTTCCAGTAGGAGTGCCTGCACAAGTGGGGACGTAGAGGAAGCCGTCAGTAGCCGTGGTGGCAAGAGCGGCAGTACCCACTACCATGCCGCCTGCTGCGGGGATGCGGGCGCGTTCTGTGTTGTTGGTTTCAAAAACAAGTGGCGTATTTGCAATGTTTCGGAGTGCGGCAGCGTCTGTGCTGTATCGACCTGCCTTGTCATACATCAAATAAACACCATAACCTCCGTTGTCATTCACGCCCATACCGCGAACACCTGCGGCTGGCGTATTTATTTGAATATCAAAGTTGTTGTCGACACTGCTGGTCGTCCCAACCAACAAATTCCCACTAGCATCCAGCGTCATTGCTTGGGTGAAAGTGATGGCGTTACCTGCGGTGCCGGATGGAGCGTTGAACCACTGATGCGCCCCATTCTGCTGCGTGTATCGGGTGGCTGCGGCGCTTGTGGTGTACGTCCATGTACCGCTGCCATAGAACGTATTTGACATATAATGCGCGTTCGGGCCAGCGGTTGCGATCATGCCGCCGTTCTTCATCTCAAATGCAGGTTCAACCCACGCGCTCAGCGTAACCCCGAGGCCGAGGTTGCCGCTCGCATCCAACGTCATTGCTTGCGTGAAGCTGATGGCGTTACCGGCAGTGCCTGATGGAGCGGTGTCCCATTTATGAGTTCCATTTACTTGCTCATAACGAGTAGCAGCTTGGGTTGTTTTGTAAATCCAATTTGAACCGTTGAAATACGCATTTGCTCCAGATGACAGAACGCCGGATGTGCTGTAAACGTATGCGTTTCCATTTAGCTCTAAGATGCCGGGGCCAACTCCGCTCCAAGCACTAGGCGTAACCCCGAGGCCGAGGTTGCCGGAGGAGTCGATACGCATACGTTCTGTGTTGCTGGTATCAAACGCTAAGTATCCGGCTTTGTCGTTGTGAACATTCCAGTTAGTACCATCTGGAGTTCCAACATACCCAAGGCGCGTAGAAGTATTGGTTTCGTAAAAATCTATAAAGTTGCCGGTGTTTACGTTTCTGAATCGAGCAGTAGTCCCGCCGGATGTAGATACAACGTCTAATTTTGCACCGGGCGAACCCGTATCAATCCCCACGTTGCCTGTGGAGGTGATCCGCATACGTTCGGTGGTGTTGGTGAACCAAATATGGTGCTGAGCAGCCATATACTGGTTATTGAAATCCGCGCCGTCAAACTGGTTGCCAACATATCCAGTAGTAGATCCACCAAACTTAAAAGTTAGCCTGGTTCCTGCTGCGGTGTTTGCGCTTGAGTTAGTCAGAACCAGCCCAATAGGTGATGCTACGTTTTGAGAGTTTGCTAGGTTTGTCCCATCAAACGACAACGAAGAACCGGTAGTTATGGCTTTTGAAGCATCGAGGTAAGCAACACCATTAACTGTGCCTCCGCTTAATGTGGCAGTCCCCGAAACGCTAAGGTTTACAAAGTTGCCATCAGCGCCGCCTTCAACCCGTTGCCATACGGAACCGTTGAATACCGCCCAATCACCCACTCCCCAGTTGGTAACACCGTTCAGATTCGTATTACCCGCAACAGAGACGATGTAGAACTGTCCGAGTGTACCCACACTGGAAGTCAGTGTGGGGGTATTTGTGGAAGCGTTCCACGCACCCTCATAGTCCAGCCCGGAGAAGGTGTTACCGTTGATCACGATAGGCCCTTCAATACTGAGGGTTCCCTCAACCGTAACGTCGTTGAAAGTTGGATTGCGTCCGAAGATGCCGCCGTGCTTCTTAATCATTTATCACGCTCCAAAAGGTGGTATGCGGACGGACATGGCCCCGCGCATGTTGCCGAGGTTAGCCCGTGCCCGCCGCTCAGTGAGCTTGGACAGGTACTGTCTCATGTGGTATGCCGCCGCTTCACGGTCAGACCAGTTTTGGTTGGGGAGCATCAGGAGCCGTTGGAGCGTATTGTGGACAATCGCTTCCTCAAGTTCGTTGAACACCGCCTCGTCCATGTTGGTCGCTGACTTGGTAGGCTTGATCGCCAGAGTCAGAACAAGGTTGTAGGTGGAACCCGTCTCCGGCTTGGGGAGAAGGATATACTGCGTCGTGTTGATCTGGCAGAAGACCTGCGGCTGGCTTGCCTGATCCGTCGAATCCCATTTGGGAAACCGCTTCAGCGCCGTGTCGAGCGTCAACGGCTCAAGCGAAGGGCCGTCCACCAGCGTAGCGTCGAAGACTGCGTGTACCTCAGCCGCAAGCGGGGTAACCCCGTCTACGAGCGCGGGGTATGAATAGGTAGACTGGAGCGGAGTCAGCGCGATGTTACCCGTCCGATACCGCCAGAAGAGAGTGCGCTCACAGGCTTCGATTGCCGCCTTGCGGACGTACTCAATGATCGTAGGCGTAGGGCATCCCGGCGCACTCGCCGCGATGGTAGGCACAAGGGTAGAGAACAGCCGTGTAGCCATTAGATTACCTGCCTCTGCGGTCTAACGTAACCGGGTTGAGGGGAGAGTCCTGCGTCCTCAGTGTCCGTCAACGGACGAAGTTGGAGGTTGACCCCCAACGACTGAACAAACGAGTCGTAGTACAGCTTAGCCCGACCAGAGTTAATATGCTCGTCATCCTGCGACTCAGCCAGAAACACTACGCAGTCTATAAGCGACGGTAGGTAGGTATCAGGTAGTTCAGTGATGGTATTCCCCGTTGCTGTGTACGTCGCAGGCGTATTGACGTATTCACCTATCAGGACGACCCCACTCGTAGGTCTTGGGTAGACGAAGAACTTGGTCGGGTTACGCACATGCCGTGCGTAGTTCACCGGCGTCCCCGCCGTGTCGCTCACCCAACCCGGCGTTGACTGGTCTAACATTTCGCGGCTGACTTCAGTCAGTGCGTTGCCGCCACTGACGGAGAACAGTTCGACCAGCCGTACCCCACCGGCAGGAATAGACTGGATAACCGTGTCCTGAGTCAGCGATATATTCCCGATAGTCGTGAAGAGATCGGGGCGAAGGTAAACCATCCGCTTCAGTGCTTGGTTCACAAAGCCAATCAATACGGAATCGCTGAAGCGATACGTCACTTTCGTATCTTGTAACAGCACCCGCGCTTGTCCGATCACATCACTCACAAGCATGATTACAGCCCTCTGGAGGCGTCAATGTTCAACTCATCGGGCGAGAACAGCGGGGCTTCTGGTACTTCTTCAGTGGCAAGGTCGAGCTTGGACTTGCGCTTGGCGCGGGTCTTCACCACCTGCTCAATCTGTTCTTCTACCACAGGCGTAATGAACCGCTCAGGGAACGCTTCCTGCTCGCTGACTTCTTCGCACAGCGGGTTCTCCGCGAGAATCGGATGCCACTCGTAGATGAACCCGTCTTTCTTGTTGCGGAGGTATTTCATTTCTTCATCCCCTTGAGGGTTTTGGCAAGCCGCGCCCGCTGACCCAGTTTACCCGGAGCCTTCGCCGCTTTCTCAAGCGCCTTAGCGGGGATAGTCCCCCCTTTCTTCACGCCCATCTGCTCACGCAGGGCACCCGG